ACTGAATCATTTGTTGGAGTTAGATTTGCTATTTGTTGCAAATCCGGATCTAACGATCCTCCGCCTCCTGAGAATGCTGCCTCTTCTATAGCTTCAATATCAATATTGAATTGACGCTTGAATCTACTATATTTGTCTTCAAATTCTGCTGTCATGGTAGCATTATACCATAATAATTATTTTTACTGATTAATGCCTAATCTAGCCATTTCCAATTCGTTTAGTACTTCCCTAGGATCAAACTTTGCCAGACCTTCTGCTGTAAGAATAACATCAGACGCATCAAACAGAACAGTGTAATATCTCTCGATTTGTCTCCCACCACTCATATAACCCGTGGATTTAACTTTATATGATTTAGGATTAAGCTTTACCACTACTCCAATAACAAGACCAACATTGGTTCCAAAATAAGCGATAGTGGTTCCTAAATCAATTGGGTTGCCAAATCGATCAACTCTATTAGTCATCTTCCCACTTTTCCATCTCTTTAATATCTAAAACGTTAGGATCTTTTCTAATGGCCTTTAGAGCACTAGATCTTTTACTTTTAGAATCAAATCTCCATCGATCCGGCCTTTTTCCGCTTTTGTATAAAATTTCTGCATAGAAATATTTTGTTGGCATGTTGCTCCTTAATAAGGCCCCCGCAACGGGAATTGAACCCGCCTGATGTCCTCTGTGACAGAGAGGTGACCAACCCAGCAGTCCCTACGGGGAGTGACCATAGTCCCTAAACTAATAGTTCTTATGGTCGGTTAAACCCGAATCACGAGGATACGGGCGATCAAGCTAATTATTTTCTACTCTTTTTACGCCAGATTCGGCCATTAATTCTTACAAGCTTTATCTTTTGTTTCTTCAAACACATTGCGCCATGAATTTCAGCTATGCTTCTCGTATTATAAGTTTCTTTCGAGTCGACCTTTCCCTGCATATCAAAGGCTTCAACAGTATACTTATCATCCTTATAGGCCATCGCGTTCCCTAGTACACTTCTTTCGGTCGAAATTTTCTCCACATTATATCTATTCCTTTAGAACTTCTTATTGAATAGAATTCTCTTTCTCTTTTTTCTTCTGTGGAGAACCATTTCTCAACTTCATCGCCATTTTTATAAACGATATGTATTCCATATCGTAGAATCATGTAGCCCATGTCGGATTTGAACCGACGTTCTCTACTTTGAAAGAGTAGCGAGCTTTCCAGACAGCTCCAATGGGCCAGTGGCCTTTCGGCCTTAGTCTTCTGGGAATTCAATCCCTAATTTTTCCTGTAAACTTGTTTTGATAAAGTCCGATGCCTCTCTTAGAACATCTTCAACTTTGTCAACTTCTTCTCTAACTCCGTCCATAATGTCTTCCATCATGGACTCTGCTTTCTTTTGTGCCCACCATTTCATGTTTCCCTCAACGGACTCCATGAAATGTTCCGTATCAACTTCAATACCGTTGATCGTTACCTTGAGATCAACATTCTCCCACTTATTAGTTTTTTCAGACAGCTCTTCAAAGTTTGTCTTGTCGCTAGCAATAAGCGATACTAGTGCCCAACCGATAAACTCATCGGCCCTTTCATGATAATTGAAAGTCATCCAGGACCCCCTTGGTCTTCTAGGATAGAATTGATTAAAATATGGATATATTCCTGTTGTTTGTGACTCCAGATATTGAAATTTTGGAGGAGTGCTTGTTACGGTCACTTTTACTGGTTTTGGAAAATCACGCATGAAGTAATCCCAAAATTCTTGAACGCAACAAATCAGACATCATATTTTTGCGAGGGTCGTTGATATGCGCATCAGTAAAATCAGAAGGTTCCAAGTGCCTACCAATACGACTTTCAAGACATTGCACACAAAGCATTCCTGTTTCCGGCATTTTTGCCTCACCAAACCACACTTCATTTTTAACAAAATAATGTTCATGTTTTGTGTTGCGTGGACAATCAATGCATATCCATTTACGCCTTGATTTGTGCATTGCTACTCCTTAAGGAAACACCCTGTTCCCATCAACATAGATGGACATTGTGTTGGGATTATTCTCTTCTCTATATAGGATGTTCGCCAGCTCATTTGAATCGCACTTAAATTCTTCCTCTTTGCGATTCCCATGAACCATTCTTACTGTTTTAATTTTATGTGTCTTAGCCAAACTATAACCCTTCGTTCAGTATCCCTACGGGGAATTGAACCCTCGATTTCAAGATTGAGAATCTTGCGTTCTACCATTAAACTATAAGGACTTTAACTCCAGTCGTGTGATCAGCTTTGTCACAGGGATGGCTCTGGAGTCTTGATCATTTCATCTCTTGATTCGTGTCACAGATTTGACATCTGGCATTCTGTCATGAATTTTATAATCTCTTTCGCGTTCACTCTCGGTAGGAGACCATAGCTTTGTTTGACGATTTCTTTCTTTCCATGTAATTAGAATACCAAATCTACCCGTGCCGTGTTCTTGCATATCATCTCCTCAAGATTCCTCCGCTCTAGTTGCTTGATAACTAGAGAAATGACCAACTGCATTGGCATAACATGAAATAAGCGCGACCCATAATACGCTATTAGCCCAGAACAATACAGTTGGAATTATTAATACAAACCACAATATAGTCATATATGCGTGAAAATGTCTCATAAATGTTGGATCTTTTAGTTTATTATGTATTTTGTTCCACATATTAGACATTATATCACTTAAGCTGACCTGACTGGATTCGAACCAGCAACCTGGATATTAACAGTATCCTGCACTGCCGTTGTGCTACAGGCCATAGTAGAAGCTTTCACAACCGTGAGGCTGGCTTTGCTTCTAAGCTATCTTAGCAGTCAGGGAGAGTGGTGTCAACTAGAGCCTGACAATTCCTTCGCCCCGGCGCATTTGCTCGATGCTTTCCTTAAATTCAGGATCATCAAGTAGTTCACGATCCTGAATCATATGCATGGCTGCAATAGCGATTTCATCTGCGTCATCTGGATGTCCACATTTCAAACCATTTAAAATATGCCATGCGTCATCTGGATTCTCATATAGATCGTCTGCAATTTCCTTGATTAAGAATTTCTTAAGGCTATCTTCCATCATTCCTCCAAACCATTGAATGGGTTTGTTCCAACACCTTCGGGTAAGATTTCGTTGAATTTCTTAATGAACTCCTGATCTTCAGAAACCACTTCAATTTGATTGATTTCAAATTGAAAATAAATTTCTGAGTGCTTTCCTAAGGCGTCACCAAAGTCCAAAGCCTTTCCATCTAAAAAAGCAATGTCAGATGGTGTAGCTGAAAATAAACCTTCTAGTTCACCCATCCGGCCGAAGCTCTTGTAAAATTTATAAAGCTTTAACATCTTACTCCCTGTAAATAACAAAGCAACTTCCATCACTTAAATTGAAGGTGCTTGAATCTTGCCCGCGTTGCCATTCATCTTCCGTGATCCACTTAACCCAATCTACCACGCTGGATTCTGCATCGTCAAGTGATGTATATCTCGCCTTCATGACAACATTATTTCCACCAGGCGTACGATACATAACTGCGTACATTATTCCTCCGCTGATGCGAATGGTGATTCCATAGACAGAAGCTTTTGCAACTTGGGCATTTCTTCTGGCTTCCTTGGTTCCTTTTCGAGCAATTCTATTAGGAAATCATACTCTTCTGGCTCAAGCAGAATACGCATAGCTCCTCCACTACTTTTGCATTTTTTTTACATTCTTATATTTTCCGTTAGAAAGAAAGGCGTTATAATCTCTTTCTCTATCTTCCTCACGTTCATACCACAATGTAGTATTTTTTGCACCGGCCGTACCACGGCTGTGCTTTGTAGATAATCGTATTCCATACTTCTTTTCAACTTTTTTCACGTAGGCCCGGTGGGATTTGAACCCACTATTTCCAATTTATAAGATTGGCACCCATACCCATTGGTGTCGCGGCCCTTAGCCATCCTGTTGAGATGGCTTGATGTTGTCTGTGACATACTCTACTTCATCAGATCTCGTCTGTCAAGCGTTCTTCCACTTGATCCTCGAAGATCCAGACTTAGTGTAATCTATCATCTGTACTAATTTTCTATCACATATTTTACAGTTGAAGCCAAGCTGCTCAAGTAAAATATTCTTGCCTTCTCTTTTTAAAACTTTATCCCTATAGGGCGCTCTTTTAACTTTCTTTATGTCGCATTTACTACAATACTTAGGATTGCCTGCCACTACTTTTCAAAACCTCTAATGCTTCTACTATGTGCACCGCATTCTCAGCAAACCATTTTCTATCATTCCAAGCTCTAATAAAATTAGGCTTTAATTTGCTTCCGTCATATCTATTCCAACTATAGCCATATTCACCAAGCGAGGATATAACTCTTGCAAGGTTAATAAAATCGACTTGCTGCGTTGCCTCACGTAGTATGCCACGTGCTTCATCTCTTGTCAAGTGGCTTCTCAACTCCTCTTATTGGAATGCAATCTATGCTTGCTCTCAAAAGTTTTGCAACCGCATCTGGCATTTTCATACCATTTAGGCTTCTATTGTCTATCTGTATTCTCTTTGCTTTAAATCCATCCAGCTGCAACTCGACGTCATAAAAATCATAATCTTCTACATACCTCCATTTTAAATATGTTATTGAAATCAAGATTTCCTCTTAACTAATCCAATAATACATTTAAAGCAATGGTATATATCATGATCGCAATTCTTTGACTTTGTTTTATATGCAGTTGGGAAAGTAGTTGGCTGAGGACCAGACCCACACAGTTCGCAATTCTCTCCCATTAATAGGATTCTTCCAGACATGCAGTGATCACAAAATTCGGGCCTGGGTGATCTAACCGCCTTAACTTTTCTATTTACAAAGTTTACACTTCCGTCTGGATTAGGCAATGCATCACCCTTTAAATTATTGCAAGGTTGACATGCCAGTCTTAAATTATCCAAAGCCCAAGTTCCACCATGACACAATGGCCACCAGTGCTCAATAGTCACTTCTTTTCTAGATTTAAATGGCTTTTTACAGATGTAACAGAAAAAGCCATCTCGGATAGTTAATGCATCTACTATCTCAGATCTTGTAGCTTTATTGGCCTTTGGCTTTTCTTTCAAATCTTCCACCATTGCACTAGCCTTCCTTTACTGTGCACCATCATACAGCAGAGCCACAGGGCAGTCAAGCTACAGCATCCTCATACCGGCAACAAAAGCTTCCAATTCTGGAGGCATATTTCTTTTAGGTGCACGGATGACCTCATCACTTTTTCTTTGTTTTTCCTTTAGGGCAGCCTCTTCACGTCTAGCCTTAGCCATGTCTGCGTATGTTACCACGTTTATGGTCAACTGTCTAGGGGTATGAACGGCGGCGTTCCACACTGCTCCTGCGACGGCGTCAGATAAGTCTTTACTAGATTTATTCGTGTGATCTACTTTACCATTTGGTAAAACTACAAGCTTCTTTAATTCGCTTCTTAGTAGCTCGACGTCTGGTCCATGTATTCTGTGTTCACCCATTAATGTAGCTAAATCAGTATATTGGTCTCTATCCACTGATAGCTTTTCCGCTTTGATGCCTTGATCATTAAGGTATTGGATCGTCTGATCTGAATTCCAACGGTCAAAGGTGACTAATTCTAGATTGTAGCCATACCTGTCCGCCGAAACAATAAAATCTCTTACATCAGAAAAGTCTACTGGCCTATTTCTATCCGGTTTCCAATATTTAACCATGTCTACTACTATATAAGGAACAACTTCCCCTTCTTTATCAAATATAGTCTTTTGCCATTTTTCCACATGAGCAATTGCTACTGCACAATTATCTTGTACCCGCGCCAAGTCGACATGCATGAAATATTTCTTTTCATGATCTATCTTACCAATGAATTCTGTTGGTCCCGTCACTTCACTGACAGCATTCTTCCCATTAAATGCAGCATCAATTTTTTCTTTTGCCCTGTACCATCCACCATCAGTTGTATCTTGAGGATTGCATGCAAATCTACCAAGAGCATCGTCTGGATTCTTGTAAAAATCTCTTTTAAAAGAGTTAATAGTTTTTGTAGGATTTACTTTCCAGGTGGGTTTTGACATAGCCCACACTTCTGGAAATTTGTAAGATACAATATCGTCCTCTATCCATTCGATAGAGAACTCATTTTCTTCTATTCCGTCTGGAAGATCTTCGTCCAGTTTAAAAGTATATGAATATTTTATTTCTTCTTTTTCAGCTATGGCTTCATTATATTTTGTCATGATGAAGCCGTTTTTAGATCTAGGAAAGCTCAAAATAAGCACCTTGCCAGTATCATCGAAACGTGATGATACTGTGGCACTTAATGTTTTGTACATTGCGTCTGCTGCTGGATGTCCCTCTTCTTTCGACCCCTCGTCAAATCCATCAATCTCGTCAAGCACTGCAAGCAAGATATTGTATCCTTCGGTTGCTTCACCCTCTGAGTTACCCGAGTACACTGTTATAGACTTATCAAAAGCGATAGATTTTTGCAATGCTTTGAACTTACCAGCGAACCATGGGCACTTCTGGACACGAGTCTTGAAACCCTTAAAAAAGACGTTAGAGGCCTGGTCAGCGTTGATGGCTACGTTAATAATGTCTATGGCGTCTCCTGATGGCTTGCCATAGTACTCGGCTGGGTCCTTAAGACACAGCAGTTGATAGACCACGTACGCACAGATAATCGTAGACAAGGCGTCCTTACCAGACCCCTTGCCAAGCATCATAATAAGCTCCTTCTTATTCTGGCGCCACTTACGTCTGCCTTCTACCTCACCAAACAATCTTATCAGCGTATGCTCTTTATATATTTGTGAGCCAATCCTTACTATTTCAAGCTGATTATCCGATAGAGCGGGAAAACCTAAGTAATCCTTTGAATATACGAAGGTTTCTACATCTACCGGCATCTCTTCAAATTCGTCTTCATCAAGAGCGCCAAAATAATCAGAGAAGTCCAAGTTAGCCAACTACAACGCCTTCTGCCTTACCTGTGACTTCTGATAATCTTCCTTGAATCTCCCGGCCAATATTTGGATATTTTCTAGTAATCTCCCTTAGAATCTCTACTAGAATTATCTGCTTTCTTTCCATTTCCGCTATCTGATCACCAATTGTATTGTCTGCCAACATTCCGGCTTTTGACAGTAGATCTACTCTTTTGGCCTCAGCATCAGCAACCATTTTTAATCCTGCCATTGCTGCCTTTGGATCATCTTTAAATTCTGCCGCTTCGATATTTCTATATAAAGCCTTTATAATGTCACTGTAATGAGTATCTACACTGAGAACAATATCCTTCGCCCTAGTCCTAATGGCTCTATCTTGAGCGGCATATTCTCTAAAGTCTTTCAGATGTTCCTCTACCTGGTTTCTTTTCATCCCGGTTAGTCGAACTATTTCAGGAACCGTATGTCCTTTTACATAGAGGAGGACTATTTCTTGTTGCTCGTCATACCTCTTCATAACATCAGCTTCTGTTAATTTCTTTTTCTCCATATCAGACATTTTTATAGCTCCTCTTACCAAGCACTTCTTTTATCATGCCAGGCTTAAATCTTTCTCTATTTCCCTTGCTGTCTTCACATACGATCCAGCTATCGTCTATATCGCCGAGGCACAATATGTGTAGATATGTATATGATTTCCACTTACCTCTTATTCTAATTTTTGATCCGGGCTTTACCCATTTATCTTTAAACAAAAGATCATATGTTATGCATTCTGTCACTTCATTCCTCCGTTATGTGTCGCAGAATATACTACACCATTGAATAAAAATTTTCTCCATTTTGTATTTCCACAGTTGCATTCAAGAGGATCATCTCTTTTTTCCATAGGTACATTTTCCTCTGACTCACTCTCGCACGCAAAGCAATAGAACTGATATAATGTCATGTTAACTCCTCACATAAACATTATATCAGTTCTATCATAGATCATTCAATGCGCGACGTATTCCCTCTTCAAGGGAGATCTTTGGAATGTAGAATTCATTAAGTTTTGCAGGATCTCCTACTCTGTAATGAACACCTTTTGGAGCGGTTAGCTTGTGATTAAATACGGCACTTTGCTTTGCCTCCTGTAGCATCAATGATGCTAGACCATTAAATGAAGTTGGTCTTCCAGTACAAATATTGATTGGACCTTCTACGTCTTCCACAACAGCAGCCATAGTTGCGTCAACTACATCATCGATATGAATCCAATCTCTAGTTTGTCTTCCATTTCCCCAAATTTCAAATTGATCATCTTTTCTCTTTACTCTCTGAATAAAGCTTGGGAATGGATAATCTAACGCCTGATCTGATCCGTAACCTGAGAATGGTCTAAATACGTGGACGCGCAATCCTTCCTTTTCAGCATGGTTTGCCAGCATTTCTCCAGTCAGTTTAGACCATCCATAAGTAAGATCAGGATTCTGTATATTCTCTAGATCAATATCAATTTCTCTTAATCTATAATCATTTTCTCTCTGTCCTAATCCAAAATACTCAAGATAATTCTCTTGTTGTAGGTTAATCGGATAAGCTGCTGAACTTGAATAATAAACAAAGTGTTTTGGTTTTGTTCTTAATGCCCATTGAAAGGCCTCTGAATCAATGGCTAGATCTACAGCGACACTCAGTGGTGCTCCTTCAATAGTAGCCCTTCCTCCTACAACCGCTGCTAAATGCACTACAAGATCATAATGAGTGTTGTCTGATCTAAAGAAGTCTCTGGCATCGATGGGATTCTCAGCTACAATGTCAACGCCTGTGATATCCCATCCTTCAGCCTCTAGTTTTTTTACGAAATGTCTTCCCACAAATCCTTTGTGGCCTGTTATTAATGCTTTTCTCATAATGTCCTCCATATATATTATATGTCATAAGACATTATGAAGAATTCATAGTTCCTTTATACCTACTTGGATCTGAAAGATACTTGGTGTCTCTTTCATTATTACTCTATATCCAGCTTGCTCTAAAAGATTTGCATATGCTGGCTCACTCCAGCCCCAAGTGTGAAGTTCATAATGGGCTTCCGGAGTTTCACCATTTGGTGAGCTGATAACCATGACGTTTGATTGTTTTCCAACTTTTCTCACCATTGCATGAGGATCAAAGAAGTGCTCTAAGCATTCAGTCATTATCGTAAGTTCACCCATTTCAATCTCATCATTAATGACATCTGCGAACTTCACATCAACACCGCGCTTATTCACTGCGTCATGAACGTTTGCAGGTTGGAAATCGTATCCCCATGCTTTTATTCCATGCTTTTTGAAGAAAGGATCTAGATAGTGCAGTAACCCACCATCGCCGCAACATAAATCACTTACCGTTAGAATGCCATATTCAAGGCACAGCTTCTTTACTATTTCAGCTACGGCAATTAATCGATCTCTATGCATTCCATGTTGGTCAATGTGTGGAGCTGCTTCTCTGTCATTATGAAATTCCTGAGTACTAAAATACGGCACTCCATCTTTTTCATCAAAAAATTTATACTCACCTGTAAACATACTTTTTAATCTTCTCCGCATCTATATTCAATTCATTCTCCATATATTCGTGAAATCTCCTTTGATCATTAGTCCAGTTCTCCGGTGAATTCGCTTCTCTATACGTTAAATCTTGTTCAGCATTTCCGACACACGGATGGAAATGCTGAACAATCACATCCTCCAAGTATGAAACGCCATCTAATGCTTTTCCTAGTTCCAGAAAATAGTTATCGATAAACAAGTGAATAAATCCTTCAGGGACTGCATATCCTAAGGCCTTTACGATATTAGAAGTGAATCCCATTTGTGTTGGTATATTTATACCTTGCACCAAATCGTTTCCATACACTATGCCTGCGTTCATTCTCTTTAATTCATCACGATATCTTTCATCCCATTTTTTGGTACGCGGTAAATGATCATCCCCACACCACGCTAAGAATGGATATTCATTTGCAATATATTTACTTATTGTATTAAGAGTTGGTCCAAATCTTTTTCTTTCCGGACTAACCACCATAGTGATATCAGTGTCAAATTGTAGTTGCAAATATTGCTCAATAGCTGGATCATCTTGATCAATTCCTACATATAAATCTACATCTGATTCTGTTTCAACAAGTGCATTATATAATCTTTGTATGTTTTTTGGCCTACCCCTTGAAGGTACTATCAGCGCCATCTCTGTCATTTTTTCTCCATTAGTTCTTCTATACTGCCCCATCTTGAGGCATGAATTGTTGTTGGTGCATCCCAATCATAGCTAATAATCTCAGGTGCTTCTGGCTTTAATGCATAACCGTTTATAACATCAGTATGCGCTGCTATACATATAAGACAATCTATTGGTGAATAGAAGCCTTTCTCATGTATATGCTCAATCATTCTTTGGCAACCTCTTTTTGTAAAAAACATAGATACATTTCCATAACCTTGCCATAGCCCGCATAATTCTGAGTGCCCATAGTCAAATATTGATCCCTTATGTGGTTCATAGGAAGGCTCTCCTACAGAATTAAATCCACTTATCCCATTATAATCTCCTGTCTGATTCCTTGGCGACCAACAGGCAAATAGATCCATTTTTCTTGGCAAATGGTCTAGATAAAAATCTATCTTCTCTTGAAAATTAGCTACTGGATGAGCATCGTCTTCAAAATATAATATTCCATCGGTAGCTGCCCCATATTCAAAACAGTTCAAAACTGAATAGAATATGCCAAATTCCCCAGCCTTAAAAGGTCCAGGGGTATCTATATTTTTCCATTTCTGCTTTGCTCTATATAATTCATCTGGATTCTTTCCATTTACAAAATGAATTTCACTGGACTCTGTCCAGGTTGTAAACCTTTGTCTAATCCAGTCCTTCTTTTCTTTTCTAGAATCATCAATACTAATAATTGCAAATTCATTCATAATTTACTTATCAGTCCACTAGATTCTAAAGCTCTTCTTATTGTCATTACAGATACGCCTGCTTCTTTCGCCATCTCGCTCATACTCTTACCTTGTATAATAAATCGCAATTTTAACCAATCGTGAGATGTATGTATTTTTCTACTCATTTTTACGATGCAAAATTAACAGAGCAATAGTAGCCTACACCGATAGCGTCCGTAACGTTGTCAGATTCTATATCGATACCGAACTCTTTCTTAACCCATTGCTTAGTTCTGTTTTTTCGGATCTCTCTTCCTTTCGTTTGATACCAGGTCTTTGATTTACCTGGAAAGTCCGCCTTTAGTTTGAGCTTTTCGGCATTAGTCAAATTAGGATTACCAATTCCTGATTGCCAGGATATTGGGGCTATTTCAATTACTTCTGCATGGTCTTCTACTAAACAGCTTATCACTGTTCCGGCGACGTATGCCATTTTAATTGCCGTATCAATTGATCTAGCAAAGATAGTTTTCTCTATAGCGACAAGAGAGACATCGAACTCTTGGGCGAGGGCCTGCATTTTTCTTCTTGCGTCTGCTGCACGATGAAACACTGTGTCGCCTTTAAAAAATATCTCTCCAAACTTAATTAATGTTTTTCCTTCGAACACAGAAAATGCTAAGCTGTTAGTAGAGCAATCGATTCCTATTACGGGTCTCTTACTCCTCCAGAATATACTCAAAGCCTAGCTCCTTCAAAATATTTATTTTCTTTAACTCATTTTCTCTGGCCTGACATGCATGACAAATATCATCAGAGTTATATCTGGATAAGTTTGATTTACATGATAAACATGTCCTATGCTTGTCAGTCTTGCGCTTTTTATTTCTATGATATTTTTCAATCAATTTCTTATTTGTGGCTGCATTGCAACACTCTTTTTTACAATAAACCATGTTTGGGCGGCGCTTTAAAAACAAGTCGCCGCACCAAGCACAATTAATTTCTTCAGTCGAGATCGTCTTCATACTTTAAGACTTCGATGTCTATGTCTCCTTCCGGCTGACTATAGCACCACTTCTGTAATGGACATTCCTTACATATCTTTGAGTTGGATCTGAAAGGATTCTTAGGCAGCTTATCATCCTTATAGGCCTGATAGACGATGCGCATCCATTCCACTACATTCTCGACCGCTTTCTTATTCTTATCTGTCATCTCAACTGGAATTAGCAGTTTTTGATGATCATTTTTATCTTCGTAAAGAAGCAGGCCGTACTTTTCTCCAAGGAAGTACAGATACAATAATAACTGTAACACTTGATATGCTGGGCCTTTATTTTTGGCCCGGCGAGAAACCCACGCTTCAGTTCTTGTAGTTTTTATTTCTATCACAAGATTAAATCCATTAAAATCTTCAATTATGACGTCAATAAATCCTCTAACCGGTGGATCTTTAACTAAGAGCTCTTGCTCTATTACGACCTTTAGATTACTATTCTGAAGATTCCCCTGAATCCTTGCGTGAGCATCAGTGCCCGCTTCCATATTGTCAACGGATTGCGAGCTGTGTTCCTGATACCAATCTCCCCCTCTAAAAGCCAGAACCCATCTCCTTGGACATGTGCCTGAGCCATATCCTATTACAGATG